GTGATTGTGGTTTACACCACGTGGAGAGGTTTGGGTGTGTCAGCAGGAGGTCACTCAGTGGGACTGCTTGGGGCTCCGGGGCTGGTTGCCTTGTCCTCGGTTTCCTTTGCCTCTAGGAGGTCGTCCTTGTCCAACAGGAGGTCGAAGTCCGGGACTTGATCCGCGTCCAGCACTGGTAGTGGGGCGGTCTCGAACATCGGGGTGTTGGCTAGGTGACTCCAGGTCGGCTTGTTCAGAAGAGTAGTTATTGCGTTTGTTACGCTGGTTTCTGCTCTTTTGAACGTGGCCCGAAGACTGGCCCAATCTTGCGACTGGGCCGGCGTCATTGGGTGCTGAGGCACCACGTCCTGGAGCAGGCCTACCACTTGGGCTATGGCCTGCTGCTGACTCAGGAGGAAGTCTCTGACGGTTTGACAGTTCATCTTGTTGAAGTTTACGATGGTCCACAGGTTCCTCACTAGGGAGCCCATCATCCGCCAGTGAAGAAACCAGCGGCTTGAAGGCCCCCACGTCAATGCAAGGAACATCGCCATCCTCTGACAAGCTAACCAGCAAGGTGTCGAAATCCGTAAGCGTTTGCTTAGAAACTCCCATCCTTGCGGCCATAACGGTGGCTATAAGCCCCTTGTCATCATCCTTCTGCGGCCAGCTCTCACCAGACTGGTGTGTCCAGTAAGGCTTGTCAAGCAGACGGTCGGTACGCGCCTCACGGATCTCCTGCTTACTTGCGTTAGGCCCATGACGTCGAATCATGGCATCGCAGTAGGAAGCGATCACAGGGGTGTGGCGGTCGGTGACAAGGTAGCCACTGCACCTATCAATGGCAGCGTCAGCAATGGGCACAGTTGGGTTGCGTGCAGTAAGGTGCAGCTTCCGCAGAGTGCGCATCGGGTCCTGGAATGAGCTCGTGGTCTCAAGCGGCGCAGGGTACACGCGCGCAAGAAACGTTATGCCAGTCTCCACATTGTATTTCTCCACTTTTAGTGACATGCCAAGCTGACGAACAACTTTGTTCCAAGCTTTCTTGAACTGGGAGTCAAATAGTGAATCATCACCAAAGGCCAGTCCAATATGAGCATAAGCACTAGAAGGGTGGAGTTCAGGGATGTAGCGGCGGACAGCACAAAACATGATGCAGCCGTTCAAGACGGTATTGAGCAAACACGTAGTGGGCGATCCACTCTTCACACCTGGTCCTGCG